CCATATACTAATTAATTTGTTTAAAAATAAGGGGAGAGGTTTTAATTCTCCCCTTTATATAATTCTTACATATTCGGTATCCAGCGACCTAACCTCATTGGGTTGTGTACTTTCAAACCTACCCAGTCTGCCCTATGAATGGTATAACCATCAACACCGTTAGCCATAGCTTTAGCTTTACCTTCTGGTGAATATGGGTCACGTAATCCAGGTACATATCCAAATACTTCAGGTTGTCCTTTCAAACGAACCAATTGAATATTAGGATTACCGTTTTCAGTACCAAAGTCAAACAATGTCAATTCATATGATTGAACTGTACCACCGTCCGGGTGCATTTTCTTGTAACGTACTGTATCATCATACCAAGGAATGTGTACAAATTCATAACGCAATCCATTGATATCAGCAGCTTTTACAAACTGTGGACGTTGATAGCTCCATTTGTTAGCTTCTCCACCACCTTTAAGTACATCAATCCTATTGTATTCAGTACCGTACTGAAGTGCATTAGCGCCAGCATAAGCTTCAATAGCTCTTGATACCATCTTCAATCCATGTTCACCAGTACCAATTACAAACTTCCTATCTTTTTCAGGAATACGTCCAACTGATAAATCCAGTGTCCAGCTTACAAAAGCTTCAAGATTGAATGTAGTGTAGTAGATTGTATTAGATGCAGAAATCTGTTCCAGCAATCCCATACCTAATTTGATAGGACCACCTGCATCACCTTTATTGGCAAATACACCATTAGCCTGTTGATTACCTTTACCGTAGTACAAGAGTCTTGCTTTTTCCCTACGGAAGTGTTTATCAAATTCAAAGTCCAAACGGTTCAGCCAAGTTTTAGCTTTCTGTACTTTACCGTCTTTGCTCATAACTTGCCAGTTAAATGATACCGGAGTATTCATTCCTTTGCGAATCATTTCACCAGGTACAGTATGTTCTTTACGAATCATGCTGATACGGTTACTCATCAAGAATGGAGAAGTAAAGCTGATGTCAGAACCTTTTTTACTCATAAACTGTTCAGATACAGAGTAGTCAACACTCCAACGTGTACCAGCAGTTAATTCAGAATAAGGTACATACAAGTCTGGGTCTGAACTAATCAGTTCCACCTGAATACGCCATGAACCACCTTCAACCTGTTCCGGTTCTGTAGCTACACGTAAATGGTAAAGGTCTGGACTTTCACCAACAATAACGTGTGTCTGGAAGAATAACAATTCTCCAAAGTACATAAAGAACCTTTCATTGTACTTACCAAAAGTAGAAGATGCTGATACAGCATTACCTGATAGGTCAGTTGCCTTAATCAACGGAATATTTTTGGAATCTGCTCCCATCATTTCCCATTGATACTCAAGGTCATCCTCTAATTCAAGTGTAGGATACTTGTTTACGAAATTTATAATATCATCTTGTAGGTTGACTTTATAGATTGTGTCCATAAAACCACCTAACTTAATAGGATTTTCTCCAAACAAATTGCCAAAGTGGTTTGCTGAAGTTAATCCTGCCCAATCTTTTCCTTCATATTTAATTGTCGGAAAACTTGCAGTAGTTAAACTCATAGTTATTTATCTTAAAAATTTAGTTTTATCTTTGTTGTGAGAACCACGCCATTTGGTCAACAAGACTTTGATTAGCGTCAGGTCTCCTTAATTTCTGTTTTGTAGAGGTTCCAAAATCCATATTAGCTACTGATTCTTCAAAGTCTTTAATAGCACTCTTCTTACCAGCACTACCAAATACAGAGAAGTCTTTAAATCCATTTGTAGCTTCAAATATGTACATTAATGTAGTTTCAAATTTAACAGGGTCTTCCATTCTTGCCTTAGCAATCTTATTAAGAGGAGCGCCTGTTGCTTTATCTACATCTACAGGAGTTGTAAGACCCTTATAGATTTTATCCTTCATTAACGTATTAACTTTAATTCCAGGAACAATTTCATCAATTGCAGCTACAGTCTTTTTAAAATCCTCAAGTACTTTAGCTTGAGCCTGCTGTTGAGCAATCTGTTGTTGTTTAGCCTGCTCTCTTAACTGTACCTCTTTCTGTGAATTAATTTGTTTTAATTCCTCAAAGAACCCTTTTACTTCTTCACCTAAGTCTCCTGTAGCTTCGAGACGTTCAATCTCTTTAGTTATTCTTGCGTCAGAAAAACTTGTTGTTTCTTTATAATATTGACGGGCTACATCCTTTTGAACTTTATCATCCTGAAGAGTTTCCTCTGTAATAGTATTCAGAGTTAATCTCTGTTTGTCTATAGCAAGTAATTCTTCAAACGGTACACCTTCTCTTGCATTCTCTGCCAACCAGCGTACTCTTGGGTCTAAGCGTTCAATCTGAGAGTTAATACCATATTCAATCTCATCCTGCATTGCCTTAATTAAACCCTGTGGTGTGCCATCCCACTCATCAATATTAAAATTAGGAAGTACTCCCTCTTCCTGTACTAATTTAGCATATGGAGTGAAAGGAGAAGACTTTGATTTAATATCTTTGGAAGAGGGAGCTTCCGTTGTTTCTTCTTCAGTTGTGTCATCTGCCTGTTCACCACTATCATCAGTAGTTTCTTCTATTATAGTCTCTTCGACTGTATCATCACCTTGTAGGAATAAACTTCCTACATCCTGCAATTCACTTAAATCCACGTTAAATGGATTATCATCTGTGTATTGCTCATTGTTAAATTCTCCTGCCATTTCACTTATTCTTTACAAAATTAATACTATGTTTTTAATTCACCAAATTTTTACTTTAAAAATAGTGTCTGTCTATATACTTTACTAAATTTTTTTATTATATGTTATATATTTTTCTTATATAATTTTATCTCGGTACACTTGTTAGAAGTGTCTTAGTTTTATCAAACTCTGTGCGTCTGCCTCTTGATAATGCACCGCACTCACACCTGTAAACTTTAAACTTACCTGTATTAGTATACTGATGTTTACCTGTGTCTGTTACATGAGTGCTGCCACAAGAACTACATCTCTGTTCATCTGTATCCATATATACTGCTAAGTTAGGATGAGATTTAATATAAGGTCTTAATTTAAGATATATTGCTTCAAGAACTTCAACATCCTGTATGTTATAAGTTTCCATATCTTTAAGAGCTTGTTCATCTCCTTTGATACAATCTATCCATAATTGAAACTCTGTATCAATCTTACCAGGTATTCCAAAATACTTAGCTAATGCATCAAGCTTATTAGAGGGAAATTTAAATGTAGTGGAAGCAACTCTCTTAGTATCAATACTTCGTACAGTATTATAAGGAGGTAAGCCATTTAATATAGCTCTTGTATTAAGCATAGGGATATCAAATCCATCTCCAAAATGAGCAATTACTATGTCAGCCTCATCCATTAACTTCCATAAACTCTTAACTATTCTACTATCATCTGAATGTACAATCTCTTTAGAAGTTAATACATCTGACATTACTTCAGTACTATTTAACCATTTAGCTGCCCAAGATATCATCACTGGTTCCTGTTCAACCTGATTGTAGGCTATATTGTATTTAAATCTACCGAATGTGTAAGATATTGAAGGACTTGTCTCTATGTCAAATAATAGTATTTTAGGAAAGTTTTTAACAGGTTCTTTTGGTATATTATTCTTTAAGTTTTTATAAACAATTTTTTTAGCTTCATATATTTCTTCTTTACTACAATTCCATCTATTACTAAGATGCCCTGCACCATTACCTAAAGCCTTCGGATATTTATTAAAATTCTCAACTATTCTTTGTATATTCATTATTTATTTATTAGTTAATAACTTCCTAAGCTACAATTATTTTGTAGCTCTAGGTTTATTCCTGCTAATAGATTCAGTAGCCATGTTATGTCTCTTAGCTTCCTGATTCTGTTCTTTTTTTAAAGATAAATCTTTTTGTTTCAAATTAACTGTATCCTGATGTTTTTGTCTCTCAAGAGCTATCTTTTCAGTATCAGGCTGTTCAGGTGCTTCTTCTTTATTACTCATACCAGCTATTGTAAGTTTGGTATTAGAGTCAGTGTCAATCTTATAATATTCCAAATCCCTGTCAGCTTGTTTGTCTTGTAACTGAGCCTGTGAAATTGCTTCATTAGATTGAATCTTTTTCTCTTCCATTTCCTGCTGACGTTTCTGCATAGCAAGTTCTTCCTCTTCAATAAGTTTAGCCATCTGAGTGATACTATCACTTCTAAGCACTTTAATTGGAAGAGTAAGAGAACCACCATTCTGTACATAAGCCTGGGAAAGTCCTTCAATAGTTTGTCTGATTTTAAGGTCATCAGAGCTATCAGTAATAAAGATATCATACTCACTTGCTGCAAAATCCTGACCATTTATATCCATAGCTACTCTGGACATATCATCCATGATAAAGGATATCTTCTTGGATTTATTATTCTTCCATAGTTGTTTTGCAGTATCAAGCAGTGCAAGCATTACCCTTTTCTTAGTCTCGTCATGAATGAAGAACCACTTCTCTGTAATATGAGAACTTTGTGTAACAGCTCTTTCAACACCACCAACAGTTTCCCTGTTATCAATTTGTCCCTGCCTTTGGTCATTAACACCAGCAATTTGACCCATTTGCTTCTCAATATGCTGAAGCATTAAGAGAAGTTGTTGTATGTAATTGCTTGCAGAAGCATCCAATACTTTACCTGTAGTGTTAAAGTTACCAGCTATCTTACCTGTAGCAGCACCTTTCTTACCCTCATTGAATGAGTCAATTACCATCCAACCTAATACATCTCCATAATACATCCACATTTCTTCTGACCATTCATCAGGTTTCTTGGATAAGTCTAATTCATAAATTGGACCTTTGTATTTGGCAATGGCTAACTCAAGCCTTCTCATGTACACATTATATAGGTATTGGTACGGTTCCATTCTACTCATTAGGGATTTACCATAATCAGTACCAACATAACCTAGGAAACATTTACTTGGATTGTCAAAATGCCTCATCTGTACTTTACGTGGTTCAAGCTTAACATATATTTCCTGTGCTATTCTTGTACCTTCATAAGCTTCATTAACCCAAATCCATTTAACTGTTTCTCCTAAGTCTTTGTTTATTTTATAGTTCTCAGATACTAATCTTTCTTCTTCATCTCCTGTAGTTTCATTAAAGTAAGTTAATCTTCCTATCTTACGTCTGCCAATCCAACGTGCTCTTACAACCCTTACATTACCTTCATAGTCAAACGGTAGATTATAAGCCCTTACTGCATTTAATCCATTGTCATCATCAACAATTCCACCTGTTTGTGAACTTGCCCACATTATAGGTTGTGCCGCTTCATGATTAAGAACGCCTTTACCATCTCCACCAGCACTTAATCTTTCAAGACCTTGTTCCAGGTCTTCAATATTCTTAGGTGTGAGATAGTCATGAAATTCATCAATTATCTTTCCTATAGGCTCATAGGTAACTTCTACCAATACATCAGCATCTTCTATCTTATGTGAATCTCCTTTTCTAAGTACAAAGATATTCTTAGGGTCAGCTTTGATTACAGATGGCTCACCGCCAACATCATCAATCCTGTATATTTCTCTTCCTTTTACCAAAGCATCTCTGAATGAAGAAAAGAACTTTCTCTTCATATCCTGCTGTCTCCAAAGATACTCAAGTATCCTTGTAGCATACAATTCATTCAAATCTTTATATTCGTACTGGAAATACTTGGAAACCTTTTGTATTTTCTTTTGTGCCTCTTCTTCATTAAAAGATTCATTTTGGATTTCTTCCATTACAATCCTCATAATCTCATCTTTCAATGAATCAGTTCTGTTAGAATAAGCATCCTCATTCTTAGCCATAACTTTCCAGTCAAACTTACGTTTAACTTCTTCTCCCTGTAAAAGGTCTATTTTAGGTACTGATAATGGATAATTCTTAATTGCAGCAGGAAACACAGCATCTTTAATTCCCATAGGATTAAATACTTCCTCTATTTCTCGTACATCAATAATGTCATTATCCAAATCTTCCCATACCTGCATTTTGTGGTGGTGACCAATTTCTCCATCTGCTCTTAATATAGCAAGACTCTCTGCCCCGTCAACACAATCTTTGTACCATTGCTCATTCTTTTGTGAACTTGGTATCTTCTGTGCAGGAAAATGTAAAGGTGTAGTTCTCATTTTAACTAATTTGATACAAAGATAATAATAATTTATTCAACATCATAATTATTTAAGTATTTTTGCATCTGTCTATGTACTTTATCCTTACCAAAGGATTTGTATGCATTACTCCAAAAGCTACTCTCTGATGTAGTCTTAATCTCTTTTTGTCTGGTAGTTTCTATTTGAAAAGATAATTCTGCTCTATATATCATTAATACAATAAATGCTGATACCCTGTCAAAGTTTCCGTCCATACTAAAAGCTATAAGTTCTTTTAAAAAAGCTTGTCCTCTAACAGTATACAGTCGTTTAATTTCAGGGTTTCTGTACGATGGTGATTCAAGCCATTCCAAACCTTCCTGTAATCCATATAATTTAATTCTATCATTACTCATATTAACTCCAAGAGATTTATTACCTACTCCGTTACCTTTTGCTAATTCTTTATCTTGTAAAATCTGGGGAGTTTCTGCAAGATAATGTAGTGAATTCTTATTCTTAAAATGTCCATAAAATCCTTTTTTATTATTTTCGTAAAGATTCTTAGCATTATACATCACACAAAGTTTCCTTACATTCTCATAATATTCACTGGCTAAATATGTGCGTGCTGTATATTCTGCTACTATTTCATCAGTCCATGTATCCAATATTAGAGTACTTTGTAAAGACCTTTTAATATCATCATTACCATCATCATCTACGGGGTCGGTAGCCATTATATATCTGCCGCCAAATACTCTTCCCTCAGAATCCAATTTAGGTTTCTGATATATTTCTATACAAGCATCCATTACATCACTTTTACGTAAAGGATATTCAGTAATAACAGGTTTCTCAGAAGGTATCATATCTACCTTACCTTTACTTCTCTCAATCAAATCTACTCTGTATGAAGATTTAAGAAGTATCTTATTACTCTCCAAATCTGCTAAAGCCTGCTTCAAATCCTGTACTGGAAAGAATGTACCTTCCTGTCGTAAGAATATCTCTGATGGTACTCTTGGATTATTGATAATTTTAGCCAGGAGTTTAATTTTGGAATGTCCTTTTTTAGCATCCTCAATCTCCTCTTCAATAGCTCGTTTGGCTTTCTCTTCATTAGTGATTAAATCTGGACCCTCTTTGAATTCATTTCTACATTTCCAGGCAGGCATAAAGAAACCTATCTTTCCTTTATTCTCCCATTCATCTTCAAATATCAAACAATTATATTCTTCAGGATTATAGAAGATATCTTGTGTATATAATGCAGCTCCGGCAGTTGTTAAACCTCCGGTTCCCAATCCGTATATTACCAATCTCTTATGTTGTGCGGCAGCCTGTGTTGCTTCAATAGCACCCCATGTTTCTGTAATATTATTCATGAAACCCACCTCTTCCAGAAACACCCTATTTGGACGAGTACCATTAGCAGCTAAAGGATTATCCTGAAATGTTCGGTGATTTAATACAGATTCTGTAGAAGATTTCCAATTCCTACCAGGAGCTAAAGAACCTGTAATTACTACAGATAAGGGAGATGGATGTATTTCTGTATCTCCAAATGCATTAATAATAGTTTTACTTCCAGGTAAGTTTTCTACTCCTACGCGTACTTTATTTAATAGGTCGTTAGAATACTTAGCGTCAATAGCTCCAACTACAGTATCAGATACAAAAGGATTTTTATCTATTCTTCTTTTCAAGTGTTCATCATAATCTCTTGCACCATCAAATAGGAAGTTGTGTGCTATCATAGCACTTGTAAAATATGACTTGCCGTATCCACGACCACCAAGCTCTAATACATTTTTAGCTGTATTAGCGTATATAGGTTTACCTAAGTTTTCATTATGAATTCTTTGAAGATACTCTCTTGCAGGAACATATATTTTAGAATCTATTTCTTCCTGAGTAATCTTACCGTATCTTAAAGCTCTTTCCTTTTCTGGTCCATACCACCTATGACAAGTATATTTATCATCTTTTTCAAATCCTGAAAATCCACAAGCTTCTGTATATATGTATGCTTTGAGCCAGTCAATATCTCTAAGCCAAGGTAATCCTATAGCTGTTGTAAGACCACCGTCTGATTCAAACTTAATATTGTGGAAATTAATATAATAATATAATTCCCCAGGCATCCATTTACCGCCTACCCAATAACCCTCTATACAACGTTTCTTCTGGGTTCTCCAGAATTCATCACGTTCATACATCTCAGCAATTGGATGTAAATCCGGTATTTCTGTTAGTTTAAACAGTGAGTTATTTATCATATTCTATTAGCATCACTTGCAGATAAAGGTTTATTACCTCTACCCCTTTTCATTTTCTCTTCAGTAAGTTCTTTCAATATCTTAGTGTATTCATTAAAATACTTTATAGTAACCTGTTGTGCTTTATCTAATTGCTCAGCAGTACCTTTTACAGTTACAAAGTTACCCGTTTTAGTAAATATGTTATCTCCATTTTCATCTGTAGCATATTCATCAAAGTAGTATTCTTTATTCTTTAGATACTTATCCCTTTTACGCATTAATTCATTCCATTCATATAAACTCCTCTCTGCCTGCGTAAGTATTGTATCTTTAAATACTATCTCTACATCTTCATACTTCTTCCAGTCAAACTTAGGATTTTTTAAGAACTTGGTACTAATCTCAAGTTCTTTATCCTTCATATTGTAGAATACACTATCCTGATGCATCTTATGGTACATAGCCCACATAATCTTTGAGGATTCTTCCTTATTCTTAGATTTATCCTTATTATATAATGTATCAAATACAATTTTATAATCAGGATTATATTCCCAAAAATTCTCTGTACCTTTAAATAATTCAGGTGCTTTTATCATTAGCTGCTTTGTTTAAATAGTTTAACTTCCTGTCAGTTACAAAGAAAGTACCTAAGTTTTTTAAGTAGATGTTTTTAAACGTATCATACTTACCTTTAACTCCACTACTTACCTCTTTCTTAACATACTTCCATATACTTGATTCAATATCTTTAACTGTCTGTAGTGGTACCTTGTGCTTCTCCGCTATCTGTACCCACTTTTTTAACAGTTCTTTTTGTATTATTCTCATACTCCTGAATATATTTCTTTATTCTATATAATCCTGTAACAACTTCCTCAAGTTCATTACCGTCAAATATGTATAGTACTAATTTATGCATTTTGTAATATTTTAATAACAGTACTTATTTTTATATAACCATTTTGTATCATCAATCCTAAATACTGAATGTTATCTCTCCAATCTGGAACAGATACAAACATTTCGTATGTTATTTCATTATTCATCTTTAATTACTCCTATTTGATTTAGTATTCTTTTAAGTTCTGATTTGTTTTTAACCCATCCTGTAAATAATGCAGGTTCTTCCCTATTATTATTTCTTATTTGAATATGTCCATCTGATTCTCTAAAATATAATAAATATTTGTCTAGTTTATAATTCCAACCACCATCATGTTTTATGGTAATAAATCAAAAACTCTCTATATCTTCCTGGTCTAAGTATTTAACTCTAAACTGTGACATATTAGAATTTGCAGTTATAGCATCTTCTCTTTCCCAATTGAATTCTGGAGTATTATATCTCTTCCATCCAAGTTCTTTATAATCTGAATGTCTAAATTCATATTCAAATCCTACATAAAATTCCTCTATCTTAGGCGTATAATAATTACTCATTGATTGTAAATTTAAAGTTTAACTCATATTCCTTCTCCGGTATAATATTAAGAAATGGTAATAGCTTATTATCAGATGTTATTACTTTCTTTTTCTTTAGTAATTTGAGGTAATTATTAAATGTACCTGCTGTTATACCTAAATTCTGTACAATTGTCTGTCTATTCTTAGTTGAAAATATAAATATCTGTCTCTTATCAAAATCCTTAATATTTCTATTCTCATAATTCTGGTACATTATCTCAGCAAGTATATCTATCTCTTTTGGTCTTAATCCACGTACAGGTGGAAACTTATTCATTAATGTTAGTAGTACTTTGTAGAATACTACTATATTAACTTTTAATGGTATCTTCATTCCTCTACTTTAATTTGTGTTGATTGTATCTGTTGAAATCCATTAGAAGGCTCATTATTATTTACTCCTAAGTTACTTGCTAATGCTTCCAATAGTTCTCTTTCATTTGCTGTAAACATATTTTTAAATCCAGCTTTTTTAGATTCTTTAGTACACTTACTTATGATATTTATAAATTTAGATATATCATTTCCATTTTCATCATTTGTAAGTAATAGTGTAAGTCTATGCTCTGGTATTATTGACATCATCTTACTTTAGTATTATCTTTAAAGTAATTCATTAATTGCCAGTATAATCCTAATGCTTTAGGTTTATCTCCAGGTGTTAAATCTTCTACGTGATAACCTAAGTTAAGTTCTGATACCTGTATAATATCAAAACCATTTTGTTCCTCTCTGAATCTAACCCTCATACCATCTTCAGTAATATAGATTTCTCTATCCTGCAATTCATATAATGGTACTTCTATGAGGGGATTTGAATTGTTTTTATATACTCTCATAATTTATTTTTTGTAAGTTTCCCATTCTGCTAACATTCTTGGAAATTCTTTCTTTCCAGATTTATTAATATATGCTTCAGCATCTCCTTCTGGTAATTCTACACAATGAATCTTTTTACCTAATGCAAAAGCTACTCCCATATCAAAATGTATTCCTTGTGATTCAGCATTATAAAATATATGTACCTCATTAGCTTGTGCTATAGCATTCATATTTTCTGTACAAATTTCTAGTCCTGTTGCATTTTGATTAGTATCTCTATGTGGTAAATGAACTTTTACTCCACTATCTTCTAAATCTTTTACATAGGACTCAAGTTTAGCTTTTGTTTCTTCTGTAGCTAATCTAACAGGACAAATTAAAAATACTTTCTTCATATCTAAACTATTTATTTTCTACAAAGATACTAATAAAAAAAGAAAGCTCCAAATATTTTGAAGCTTTTCTTTACAAATTAATAATTAAATCTCTAAATTTTAAGTTTTTTAGACTTGTTCTCCACAGTTTTCTCCACAGTATCTCCAATACTTCATATGCTAAACTACTTTTATATTATACTCAAATATAATACCTTATATTAATTAAGCCTTTTTGTCATACCTTTTAGGTTCAGTTCTGACATAAGTACCCTTTACTTCAGGATTAACTCCCATAATACTCTTTAGGCTGACAGATATGTGTTTAAACTTACCACCTAAATATCTTTGAGTAGCTCTTCCAATATCCCTTCTTGCAACCTTATATACTGTATAATCCATTGATTCAGGTCTTATACCTTTAAATATAAGTTCTCTTTCTTCTTCTGTAATGTTAATTTCTTTAGTATTTATAGTTTTTTCCATTGTGTATATATTTGATTATTTGATAAAAATTTAGCTAGGTCATCAGTAATATATTCATATTGTCCCTTTAAAAAAATAAGAGTATCTCCGTAGGTATTTTCAATAAGTTCATATTCTTCTATATTTTCATTAAAAGGAATATCTCTCCTATTTATTCTTTGTCTGTTTAATCCTAAATATTTTTCTTTCATTATATTTATATTGTATAAGTTCCACTTGCAGCAGTTATTTCATAAAGTATACCTAATGGATATACTGGATAGTATGGATATGGCACATATTCCGTATTGGAATTTGGAATAATTCTCCATTTCTTCCAATCTGGTAATATATCTTTTACCGCATCTATAAACTTCTCCAAGTCAATGTAATCATTAACTTTTACAGTTTTGTTGTCATAATCTAATTCTAATTTCATAATTTAAAGTTTTATTCCACAAAGATACTACATATTTATTTAATATCCAAATATTTTAAAAGAAAAATGCAGATTTTCACAAAGAACTTGTTACTAATCTGCATTCAGAGAGGAAGGAAATATATTGTTGTAATGCCCTTATCCTCCAGGGCATTTTTATTTCAACCTCGAAAAGAAAGCTTATTGTAAGCTCAAGAAAACTTAACCACCTATATTAGGTTTTACTTGATTGTGCTACTGTCATGTAGCAAAGTACCTGTTCCAAACATGAGCCTCTACTAATTCCCTTTCGGTGGGTCATGTAAGTTTAATATTTTACAAAGTTAAGTATAATATTTTAATTATCCAAATATTTTTAATCAAAATTTACCTATCTATGTACTTTACCTATTTTAATGGAGTAAGGAATATGATGGAATCATTCTTAACTAACGTGTCTTTGTAAGAAATATAACTAATTTTAACACTATCTGCTGATAATGTAAATTTACCATCAAAATCTGTATATACTACTTTGTCCTGATACTGTATCTTTACACCTGTAAGAGGTTCCTTGGTAATAAGGCTTAAAACTATCCCTGTTAATAATATTAATGTTTTCATGCTGCAAAGATAAGTAATAGTTATTACATGGTAATTAATAAAATATTAAGGATTTGTTAAGGATACCCCCCTAATTTGTGAGGATTGGTGATACCCCCGGTAGTGTTTTGAATGAAAAAATTATTTTTTATATAGAAAATTTTTATGTGGAGATGTGTGTTGGTAAATTTTTTTTTATAAAAATTTTTAATTGTGTAAATATGTGTGTTGGTGGTACCAAAAACAATACTCCCCCACATTGTTTAAAAAGGGGCATACCCGCGTCGGGTTTTGCATCTAACACTTAATACCATGAATTTCAAAGTTATTGACATTAAAACCTCTCAATCAGGCAAATCTGACGTTATCACTCTTGATGCTGAAGTTACCAAAACAACTGCATTAGGTAAGAGTACCAGTCACAAGTTCTTCAATCATGCTGTTGCTCATGGCACTGCCAAAGTTAAAGCAGGTGATGAAGTTGAATTGAAGATGGAAGACTTCAATGTTCGGGCATCAATGCTGACATACCAGGATGGGACTGAACATGAGAGCCTTTGGTTGGAAGTGAAATAACACTTCCTTCCCTTTTGGGGTGTGAATCTATAAGTATTCAACTTAATACTATACATCATGGCAGCAAATACATTAATTGAGTATCAGGGTATGTTGATGACATACGCTGAGTACTTGGAACTTCGGGAGAGTGAGGAGTAAAGATATTAAATTCTTGTCCAATTGCATGGGTTCAAGGTAAATGTAAGTAAAGCAATGAGCATGTATAAACCTTGCAAGAATTTATTTAAATTTTAAGAGTTAAATGATTGAGTATGTGAGATGTAACACCTCTCACTACCTTTCTTAACCTCAATCACTACACTCTAAATTCTTACAAATAAGTAATAATAAACTTTAATAGCAATAAATAGGTGAAAGCTTATCCACATGGATTAACAATACAATAAATTTAAACTCTCATCCAATTGCAGGTATTAACACCAATAAATATGTTATAAATATATTTATCATTAGGGAAATCAAGGTGCAACCTTGTGAGAGTTTATTTTAAGATACTAATTAAGCTAGTTTATGAACAGCCACACGTATGGGTTAAAACCAAAAGGTGTAAAGAGGTGAGATGCCTTATAAAGGGTAAACTACTCAAATATCCTACTATTAATGAGTTATTATTTAAGTGCCAACTTACTTAAATAAGATTAGATATGTTGGTGAAATGCTTGTAATGTAGATGTCCACAGCTATTACATGAGAATAAAGACTTTAAGGTGACTTAAAGATGATGCTGGGAATTGTTGTAAGTATGAGAAACTTTCAAATGTACCTATAACAGGTTACTAGCAAAGCGTTTATAGTTGAGATACTATATTGACTTCGATGAAGATGGATTGCAGTGGTGAACAAAGCCTGTTATTTATAACTACCAGATGATAAGTAGTCTGAATGACATATAACAAACAAAGTGTAACTTAGTGTGAGAAAGTTTGGGGTGAGTAGCCTTGATGTAGATAAGGATTCTGGTAGTTTTCATTTTTTAATTTGAAACCAACAATACAATAATTATGAAAGAAATAACTGGATTTAAAGGACATATAGTATTATTCTGTAAACATCAGTACGGAGATACATCTAATATAGTAGAAAAACTTAAAATGATTTGGGCTATAAGATGTGGATATCCTTATAATGAAACAGATAATAGTGTTTTAAGAATTATAGCTAATGAATTATATTCTATCATATTAGAATATAGTGGTAAAGATGCTAAATGGCTACAGGAATTAGTTCATGAAAGAATTACATCATGGATATATGCTGACCAAAAACCTATTAATTCTCTTATAATATTCTATTGTTGTGAAATAATGAATATACAAATAAAAGAGAAAGTCACTGAAAATAAGTGGAAAACACTTATTAAATTACCTAAACCGCAAAAGAGATTATTTAAAAGAATATTATCAGGTAAAGGTAAATATAAAGATTATGAATTAGTTAAATAATAAATAATTATGAAAGTAGAAATTATAAACAAACCAATGTTATGTTGGGATAATGATGAATCTCAAGCAATGGAATATCATGTATTAGCTAAAGTAACTGAATGTGATTCTAAATATTCATATAAAGTAATCACTAATGAAAATTCTCAGGAGGACGCTGCCGCTCCCTGGGGGGTTTTTTTACATGCCAAACCACTACCTGGAACAATCGAACTTACAGTAGCTGAGATATCTAAATTATTAGGTAAAACAGTTAAAATTATTGAATAATAAAAGACATTGTTACATGTAGTATTAATACAAACAGAGTTTGTACAATGTCTTGACAATATAATCTCATGCTACATTGCTGTTATGTACAGTCTGGAAACAGAGTCAGACCATGAGATTTAAAACATTATATTAAACTTTAAAACTTAATACAATGAAAAAACTTATTTTAATTTTATTAGCTGTTATATTATTAACAGCATGTGAATCAGGTAATATAAAACCTGAAGATACAACTTATAAAGTTGAAATTGTAGGATTATCTGAGGCAATTACAGATACTGTTACAGGTCTGAAGATGTATAAACACAAAGTAAAATACATTAGTCCTATGTACGTTGTTGGTACTTCAGGATATGTATTATTAAAAAGTACATTTGATTATGGTGATATATTATTAGTTAAGAAATCACAAATATTAAATCCATGACATTAGAAGAAGCTAAAGCATGTATTCTGAAGAAGAAGTTAAACAATTATTTGAAACATTTAAAATACAATTTTCTCTTCATAGAAATATTCAAGTATTAAATACGGAATTTGAAGAATGGTTTGAACAAAATAAAAAGAAGTAATCATGTTAGAAACAATATTAATAATAGGAGCCATACTAACACTATTAATATGTTTGTTTAATTATAGTGCAAATGGCGGACGTATAGTATGGAATAATTATACATATTTTAACCTGTTCTTAGCAGGAGTATTATTATGTATGTTTATGATTGCAGTATTTAATCTCGATAGATTTAAAACTGAACCGTTAACAGTGTTAGCACCAATTGGATTAATGATTTTATGTGGATATACACTATATAAAAGATTAAAATGATTTCAAAAGATTCACAAATCTCACTGACCTATGTATTAGGAGGTGAGCATCTGGTACGTCCAGGTGTTTATACAGTTGCTGATGTAACTGTAAAAAACAGTTTCATGAAAAATGAAGTATTCATTCTTAACAAACCTTCACAAACTGTTGAAAGACCTGTGTTTGATAAAGCACAAATGTCTATAACATTGTCAAGTAGTTTTATTGAGAATTGCCTTACAAGACCTGAAAAGCCTGAAGGTGTAAACTTTCATCGGTGGTTACGCACACCAATGGGACAACTGTACCAGGATTGGAAGAAATTTAGTGATGCTCAGAAAATTGAGTATCACATTAAACAGTATGTAATAGATATGGGTGGTGAAGGCTATTCATATCAAATTATATAATCATTGTATTAGTGGTTGAGTTATAGAGAGTGTAGAAATACACTCTCTTTTTATTAATGTACTTTAAAACTATTATCATGAAAAAACTACTTACCAATAAAGAACAAGCTAAAAGAGCTGCATTAAAAGATATGAAACAAGAACATATCTTTCCTATAGTTCCTAAACACAGGAATTTTGAGAATGGTGTAATAACATTTATGCAATTTTAAAAATTAACAAAATGTCACAATCAATAACAAGAAGACTTAAAAGACATCCAAATGACTACCCTAATAGCACTAAAGTTGCTAAATGTAGCATGACAGTTTCAACTGTTCGGAGAAAGAATAAATATGCTAAGAAAGATTAGTATGAAACAATTTAATATAGTGTGGTTTCCCTTAATTGGGATTCCACTTTTAATATTATGGATACTCAAAGGTAATTTAATTTCTATGTATGTAGAAGAATTTATCTTTTGGAGTTTATATCAGGCAACAGTAATAGCATTATTAATTGAAATAATAAAATGAAATGTTAACAAAAGAAGAATTAACTAATACATATCTAAAATATACTCCTGAAATAACAGAGAAAGTATATAATGATATAATTAAAAGACTATTAAGTCTTGGATATAAATGGCACGAGGGGGATAATTCATATGAAAAATTTGTAAATAAATACAATTATCTAAAAATAGACCCTTACAAAGAAAATACTATTAGACTAATAGGTCATTTTAATTCTGATGAAAAAGAAATATTTGTAAAAGATATTATAGGAGAAGAAATACAGTTAATTGAAGGAAATTGGTATGAAATTATTTTAGGTGATAAATGGATATTTAAATTTAAAGAATTTGAATTTCCTGATAAAATATGGGCCAGTGCATGTGCAACTCCTCATGATAAATATACTGGTAGTTCAGGAGGATTTTTACGTGGAAAACCTGAAGATTGTAAACCTGCTGATATGAAAGAAGTATATGAATTATTTCCTGATGAGAAACCTAAAGAATTTGTACTTCCTGAGAAATGGTGTATTTACATAGATAATGATTATAGTGTTGTTAAACCTTGGTTTGATGAAAAATTAAAAAGAAATGTTAAAGGTTTAGCTTCATACTGGCATTTTCCAGAAATAAGATTTAATGTATGTACAACATCAAAAAAAGATTCAGATTACACAGAAATAACATTTGAACAGTTTAAAAAATATGTTATAAATGAAGAGAAACATCCAATTCCAAAACAATCAAAGGTAATAGATTCCTGGTGTGTAAAAGTTACTAAAAAAAATAGAGAGGTTGTTAAACAATGGATTAATTATAAAGGTTATAGTATCTCTATTCATACATATTATGGAATAAACAATGCTGGAAATAAATACGGAAATATGCTTAGTTCGAGTTTTGACAAAATAATATCAACAGAAGAATTTTATAAAAAGATAGGACACGTTGATAGTTCTAAATCTGAACAAGAATTTAAAGTTGGTGATTGGGTTTATTCAGAACAAGCTAGTAATGATGATGACTATAGAAGAGACCATGATAATGGAGATAAATTTATACCAGTTTTTCAGATAGAAGAAATTTTTCAAAAGGAATGGGCAAGACCTGTAAAAGGTCAATCTTCAGGAATTTTAACTAAACATTTAAGATTAGCAACTCCAGAAGAAATAGCTTTTGTTACTAAATCTAAACTTAGATTTGATTATAAGTTTAAAATTGGTGATAAAGTTAGGATTGTAAAAAAAGGAATGGGTTACTCACCTGAATGTATAGGAGAAGTTGTTGAAATTCTTGAATTGGGAGAATATTTAGGAAAACCTGGATATAGAACCAGTAAAACTAAAGGAACTTCTAATACTAATAATGGATTTTGCAACAGTATGGCTGAAGAAAGGTCGTTTGAATTATATACTGAAGAAGTTATGTTTGAAAAAGATAAATGGTATAAATACTCTAAAGATTATTTTATGTTTGGCTGTTATCAAAAAGATGGTATGGGATATGGATTTACTGTTAGTAAAAAATGGACAGATACTCTTTCTATGAGTGATACAAATTGGTTACCAGCTACTGATGAAGAAGTAAAAGAAATACTTCTTAAATATGCTAAAGAACAATATCCTGCTGGTACTAAATTCAATTCTCTTGGAGGATATAAAGAACTTACGGTAACAGAATTAGATATTAATTTAGGCATAAAAAGAACTATTACTACTAATGGAGGATATATTTTTGATATTACTAATGGTAAATGGGCTGAAATAGTTTCTAAACCTATTTTAACACCTAAAGGTATTCTTGAACAATATGATGAACATCCCAAACGTTGGAAAGTTGGAGATAAAGTAACTTATAAATCTATAAGAGAATGTGGTGGAAGATATAAATTTGGTGGAGATAACCAAGAAGGATTTGTTGGTGAAATAAAAAAATATCTTAAATATGACTTTTCAAAAAAATGCTGGGAAATAAAAGTACAACAGAAGTACATAGATTATAATTATACAATGTTAGAATCTGAGTTTAAAGAATGGGATAATCCAAAAGATATACCATTTATTCCTGAAAATTTAGTATCAGAATCTAAAAAAATTTCACCTTGTAAAGAAGGAGATTATCTTTATTTAATTGACGCTACAATTGGTGGAACAGAGCTATCATATAAAGAACATACTGGAAGTGTTTTACAAGTTACTAATATTAAACCTGACGGCAAAAATACCTGGTGGGTTAAGTATACACCAACTTCATTTGGTGGTGGTGGATGTAGAATAAACGGTAATGGATGGCAATGGAATAAACATATAAGATTAGCTACTTCATATGAAATAAGTATGCATAAAGTTGAATGGTCTATACTCGATAGTTCTATTACATCCCAAATAACAAAAGAAGAAAAAGTAGAGGTACAGCTTATAAATGTACCAAAAATTTAATTAATCAAATATTTATTATTAACAATTTAAAATTTAAAAATTATGTTACAGATTGTAAAAACAATTATGACCAAATTGCAGTTAGGAGATGAAGGTAAATTAGGTTATTTCTTTGACAAACAGATTAAAGAAGCTAATAAAGCTATCAGAGATTTGAAAAGAAATAAAGAAACATTGGAAAATTCCTACAAGGATAAACTTGAGGATTTGAATGATAAGCTTGAAGACGCAACAGTTGCTCTTGATGAAGCTTATACAGATGTTGACCCAGAGAATCTTAAAACTAACGCAGATGCTGCTGATTTCCAAGGTGAATATTGGTCAAATATTAATGCTCATCAGGAAAATGTTATCAGGATTGAAAAATCTATTGAAAAAACTAAAGAAAATTTAAAAGCTGAAATTGAAAAAATTGATGAACAAATTGCCAAATACAATGAACGCATTGTGCGTATTGGTAAAGTAGTTGATGGTAAATAATGTGAATCCCCCATTCACATAATATTTAGTAAAAAATAAGTTAGTATTATACTTTTAAAGGAAATACATTAAATAAATAATTTCATTAATAATTAAAATTTTTAAATTATGAGTAAAGTAAAAATTATTGCACATCCTGAAACAGGTAAATTGTTCACAGCAACAAGCAAAGATGGTTGGGTTAAATGCCAAGTACAATCTGAGGAACTGGTAGTATCAAACGGAGTAATTACAAAACAAAAAAGAATAGCATTCCCATTAATTAGTTCTGATGCAGCAGAAATGATGTCAGGCTTGAAATCAGGAAATGTATTTCCTTTGGAAGGTAAAATTACACGCAGGGTAACTTCCGAACCACAGTATGAAGGTCATAAGAAAGTAGTTAATCCTTCTACCGGAGAAGAAATGAACTACTATCAGAGTTATACTTTCACAACAAATCTTTCTGAAGGAGATGTTGATGAAAGAACTACTGAAACTACACCTGTAAAAGAAATGGCTCCAAACAAGGAGTTTGAACATGAAGTATAGTTTTTAAGTTGAACAAAAGAGAGAGTTGAAATATACTCTCTCTTTTTAATTTATTAATATGAAGAAAGTATGGTTCTGGGATTTAGAAACATTAAATATATTTACAGCAACATTTGTTGATAGAGATTCAGATGAAATAAGAAAATTTGTTATCGCAGATTATAAAGATGAAAGAGAGCAATTGTTTAATTTCCTGGATAATGAAGTATTAGGATTAATAGGTTATAATTCTATTTATTTTGATGCTCAAATAATTGAATTTTTATATAGGCATCCTCAAGCTACAGCTAAAGAAATACAAAATTATGCTATTGTATTAACATCAGATAATAATAGAAGACCTGATGTACCAGAATGGAATTTAAAACATAATCACTTAGATTTATTCAGAGCATTATCATTATCTACAAAAGCTAAAAGAGTAGGTTTAAAGTGGTGTGAGTATATGCTTGATATGATTAATATTGAAGATATGCCATCTCAAGGTGATGGAAATAACTGGGAAGAGATGGTATTATCTTATAATCTTAATGATGTATTGGCTACCAAATTATTACATAATAAATATTATCATGAGATTGAATTAAGAAAAACTTTAACTGCTAAAGAAGGAGTTAATCTCTTAAATTCTACTGAACCCGATATGGCTAAGAAATTGTTTCTTAGATATCTCAGCAAATCTATGAGTATTCCTGAAAGAGATTTAAGAGCTTTACAAACTGAAAGAAATATAGTAAAAGTAAAAGATATTATTCTTCCATATATACAATTTGATACACAATTATTACAACAAGTAAAAAAGAATTTTGAAGCATTATCATTAAGAGAATATGATAAATTTGAGTTTAATGTAAATTTTGGTGGAATACAAACACAATATGGATTAGGTGGATTACATGCATCAGTTGAAAAGAAAAGTATTGAATCTACTGATACACATATTATTAAATCTCTTGATGTAGTTAGTTTTTATCCTAATTTAATGATTAGAAATAAGCTACATCCTGCTCATATACCACAGGAAACATTTTGTACATTATATGAGGGATTCTTTAATCAAAGAAGAAGTATTCCTAAATCTGACCCAAAGAATTATATTCTTAAAATTTTATTAAACGCAACTTATGGATTAACCAACGATAAATATAGTTTTCTTAAAGACAGACAAGTAACATTATCAATTTGTATCAATGGACAATTATCATTATCAATGTTATTTGAGAAACTATTAACAATACCAGATAGTCAATTAATAATGATTAATACTGATGGTGGAGAAATTCTAATTCCAAGAAAATATGAGCAACAATATTATCAAATCTGTAAAGAATGGGAACAATTAACTAAATTAGAATTAGAATTTGTTGATTATCAGAAGTTAATAATTGAAAATGTTAATAATTATATTGGTACTTATACAGATGGTAAAACTAAAGTAAAGGGTAGATTTGAATTTGAGAATATTCCTCTTCATAAGAATAAATCTCATAATATTATTCCAATAGCTGTATATCAATACTTTGTTAATAATATTCCTATTGAAGATACCATTTTAAATCATAAAAATATATTTGATTTCTGTGCAGGAGTAAAATCTAAACGTTCAGATAAGAAAGGATATAATTGGTATGAATTACATTCTATAAAAGATAGTCAACTTGTGAGAGAAAAACTATCAAAAACTGTTAGATATTATATTTCCAAGAAAGGTAAGTATTTAATAAAAGCTTATGAAAATGGAAGTTTTGAACATGTAGAAGCACCAGCAACAAGAAATAATAAAGTTCTTAAAGATTGGAAAGTTACATATTTTAATAAAGCTTTCTTTTTGGATAACTTTGAAGATTATAATATTGATTACACATATTACATAATAAAAGCTAAAGAAATAATTTACAACATAGAATCAAAACAACAATTATCATTATTTTAAATTAAACAATTATGAAAAAAATATTATACTTAGAAATTATGCTTTGGTTTATAGCATATTTAGTGTCTATATGGTCTACAACTATACCAAAAAATGATGTTATATATTATGGAATGCTTATAATAGTAACTTACATAACATTTGATTTAACAGAACAAAAAAACTAAATAAGTATGTGGAGAATTAAACATTTTTTACAAGCGTTGGTAATCTATTCAAATGGTTACCTATAATCTGGAAAGATAGACAATGGAATAGTCATTACTACGAAGTAATACTACTTCATAAGATTAAATTACAAAGGAAATATTTTGAAAAAAGACAATTCTTTGTAGGCTGGGAGAATGAAGTTAAATGGATGAAGAAATGTGAATATCTTCTTTCTATGCTTGTTAATAATACTTATTGGAATGATGAATATGATGGTAAATCTCCATCTAATAATGGATTAAATAAACCTATTAAAAATTATAAAAATTTAATTGATAATAGAGAACCTGGTGGTTGGAGAGGAGAATTTGAATTCTTAAATACAGCAACTAAATGGTATGGTGATATTTGGGAATATAAAGCAAGAAGATTATTTTGGAAAATATTTGTTTGGAGATATGAACGTTGGTGGGATTAAAAATTAATATTATGTATCTAACAAATATTCCAGAATTAAATACAACATTAGGATTTCCTAAAGTATTAGCTGTAAGAAGAGAAATAATTCATATTAAACACATTTTCACTGAAATATTTGTAAGAAAATCTGTTAATATAGAAAAGTTACTTTCAGAAGTTGGGTGGTCATTATTCAGATATATGGAATTTATGACTAACAGGATAAGAAGAGTTCATCATTTTAGCAGAGAATACAACCAGGATTTAAATACTGTTGTTAAACACAATAGAGATAAGTTCTTTCCTACAATAGATTTATATCAGGGATTAAAAGTAGCTATTGTATTGGATTTTGATGGTGTTATAACTAAGAATTCTTTTAAAGAATTATATCAATTATGTTGGCAAAGAAGTTTGGAACCATTTGATAGAGATTTATCCATAATAGTATGTTCTGGTAATCCTAATATTTTTGCAAGTACTTTTGAGAAAATGAAGTTACCAATTCCAGATAAAATCTATGCAAATAAAGGTAAAATTGCTAAAATGAAAAAATTAGCACAAATATCTACTAAATATGATTATGTATTTTATGTAGATAATGAAACTATGTATCTTGATTGGGCATGGATATTAGGTATTCAAACTTATCATTATATAAATAATCAAATTAAATATTATACATTAAAAACTAAATAATTATGTGTTTATTAACAAGACAAAAGAAGCCTATAATACTTAAAGAAGATAAAGTAGTATATAAAATATTAAGAGATGATATGACAGCTGTATATCAGGATTTCCTATACGAACTTAATAAATTATATAAGACTGAAATTCGTATATCTGATGATAATTTTGCTTATGATGATATTTCCATGAAAAAATACAAGATTGTAGGTATTTTTAATGAAGGTAAGAGTGTAAAACCTAATGTTATAAGCATAAGTGAGGGATTTCATGCATTTACTTCAATAAAACGTATTGAAAAGAATTTTGTTTTGTATCCTATTTTTAAATGTACAATTCCAGCAGGTTCAGAATATTATAAAGATACAACAGGTTTATGTGTTAGTAATCAAATTATAATTAACGAGCTTGTAAAATGACATCAAGAGATAAAATACAACAACAGTTTGTAGATTTATGGATTAGTAAGAATTATCACTTAGGATTAGCTGCTATTACTGGATTTGGTAAAACAAGAGTATCAATTATGTGTGCTCTGCAAAGTAATGCTGTTAAAACTACAGTGATAGTTCCTACTAAAGACCTTAAACAACAATGGTTGTTATCTTTATCAGAATGGAAAGTACCTAATTATGAAGTATATGTTGTTAATACTGCTGCTAAATTAAAGCTTGAAACAGATTTCTTAATTATTGATGAGGCTCATACATCAGGTATGGCAGATTGGTTCCAGTTAAGTTGGACTAATGCTAAATTTAATAAGCTATTGTGGCTATCTGCAACTCCTGAAAGAAAAGATAACAAACATAAGAAGTTATTTCAAATTGCTCCTAAAGGAATGTCTATTACATTTGAGCAGGCATTATCTGAGGGATGGATAGCTAATTATGATATGTTCAATGTAGGCATTAATCTTACAACTGCTGAAAAGGTAATACATGGTAGAATTGAGTATGATTTGGAAAAGTTATATTTAAAGATGCATCATCATAAACCTAATGTAGTTGATGTTAGTTATATTAAGAAGAATGCTTTTGATATTGCTGGTGAGTTTATTAGCAGTGGTGAATGGAAGAAAATATCAATAGGTAAAGATTACTATAAACTTATAGGTGAAAGAAAATTCTTATTGTACAACGCTGAAGAGAAACTTACAAGAACTGTTAATTATATTAATAAAAATTCAAATGAGAAAATATTAGTATTTAGTCAATCCCAAGAATTTGCAGATAAGCTTCAAGAAGTGTTAGGTGATATATGTGTAACCATTCATTCTGGTCTAAAGGATAAAGAGAGAGAACTTAACTTAAAGAAGTTTAGGGATAAGAGAACTAAAATTAGAGTTATCAGTTCTATTAAAGCTTTAAATGAAGGTATAGATTTACCTGAATTAACAACTGGTATATGTGCATCAGGTACAAGTTCTAAAAAAGATGCAGTACAAATGCTTGGTAGAGTAACCAGATTAAATGGTGATAAGCACGCTAAGTTTTTTAATTTGTATTGTAAAGGAACACAGGATTTATATTGGTTAAATAATAGGCAATATAGTTTAGATAAAAATAAAATAAAATGGATATAGAAAGATTACAAGCACATATGAATAACGGAAAACCTGAATATATTATGTGTGCAGCTAATTACTATGATGATGGTGAAGATTATTTATATCAACCTTATAATATAGACAAGGGATTTGTTGTGTGTGGATGGAGACATGCCTGTTGTGGTAGTACATATTTAGCTACAAATAAAGATGCAGTTCGTTGGGATAATTGTGTACAGGGATTTTTAACTACTAAAAATAGATTTTTGAACAGACACGATGCTTTGTTACTTGTTATGTTAAATGGACAATTAACAAAACCAACTATAGGTGGAGAATTAACAAGTGAAGACCTTTGGTAACTATGGAAAATACAATAAATATTGTTTGGTTAGAATACTGTAAATCTTGTAAAAGAAAGCATAGAGTAACTATGCAGAAATGTCCTGATTGTGGAGTACATGAAACACCTCAGCCTGTTTCTGAGAAAGTATATGATATGTGTAAAGCAAATTATAGATGTGATGGCTGTGAAGCTTATTTAGACCATTATTAAAAGAAATAATTATGAAAAAACAATATTGGATGTGCTTAATTGGACCAGCTAATCCTAATGATTATAAAGGTAATGGAGCAGATGCTCCGTTAAGAATGGCTGTAAGAAGTAAATTCTTTGATATATTTGGAAACGATGATATATGTGCATCAGGTTGGGGAATTGACCAGGAAAGATACGAAGTTTTAAGAACATTACATCAACTATCGACTGCTAAATTAATAGAATTATGCAAGAACAATTTGTGACATACCCCATAGCGTTAAAACTTAAAGAATTAGGTTTTGATGAGCCATGTTTAGCTATGTTCAACTTAGAACATAATTTAAGATTTATAAAGAATAAAACTGGTCATCCAAATGGAAGTAGAAATTCTGAATGTGAGCCAAACGTATTAGCCCCTCTTTGGCAGCAAGCTATTGATTGGTTTAGAAGCAATCACTCTTTTCATATTTCCATCTACAGATTAAACAACAAGTGGTGTGGTGATGTTTATGACATTCTCAGACAACGATATGTTACAAGCAATGCTTTTGACGGCGTGTTATTTAACGCTTACGAAGAAGCTCGTGAACAAGCAATTTTAAAAGCAATTGAATTAGTTAAAAATTAATAAAATGAATATAAATAATTTTTCTATAAAATATGAAACTACGGATAAAAGTTTAAATTATGAAATAGTTATTAAACAAGGGTATCCTAAGTCATTTAATTGTTATGGAAAAACCTGGGCTAAAAAGACAGAAGCAATTCTATACTTAAATGGATTTATTGTAAGTACAAATAGTGTTACAAAACATAATTATGATAAAGATGATTTAAAATATGCTGTGATAAACGCAATAAGACCGCTGATAACTAAAATATCTATTAAATATATTAGGAAAGATATATGGAATTTAATTTTTAAACATGTAGAATTATGTCAGAAAGAAAAATAAATTTAGAAGATATTTGGAAACAGAAATATCCCTACGGTAAATTACCACAATATGCTAGAGATATTGCTATAGAATTTGCAAAACAACTTCTTGAATTAGCTGCTGAAAATGCTGAGGGAGATATTGTCAGTGATACTAATTATAGTGAAGGAAAAGTTGTTATAGACAAACAATCTATTTTGGACACAATTAATCAAATTGAATAATGAATATTAGAAAAAGAATTATAGAGTATTTCTATCCATTTACAGATAATCAGAATGATTTTGTATTAATCAATAAACCAACTTGGTATTCAAATATATATAGAAATATTTTATTTTCAGGCAATGGAGGTAAAACTTTTGAGAAAATATTTGTTGCAAATGAACCATTATCCACTCATGGAAATTGTGTAATGGAGTATAATTGGACATTCGAGCCAAAAACTTTTAATGCAGAAACGTGTTCGTTTGATAAATTCAGAAAAAAATTTAAATCTGTAAAAGATATTAGAGATTTTGAAGAAGAAGAATTCAAAAGATACACTAAAGGTAAAGAAGAGGTCAGGAAACTTAGAGAAGAATACATTAATAGAATCCACAGTAATATAAAATAAATGAGAAAATTAATTATTTTAGTGGTAAATTTATAAAATGGTACAATGAACACAAATAAACCTACAATTGCTTCAGTAGTACAGGAGGTATCTAAGAATAAACCTGTTAGTGTTAAAAGAATGGTTCAGGATATTAATAGTCAATATCCTGAACTTGGTGTTAGTGAGAAGTGTATAAATCAATTTCTATATAATGAAGCTTATAATAACACATTGTATGGAAGTTGTGAGAGATTTGAAAAAATTTTATAAAAATGTTAAGTAATAAAAAAATATTATTAAATTTTGAGGAATTGATTCTGAAAAAAGTAAACTTTGTAATTAACTACTGCTTACAAGATTCCGTAGAAGTAGAGGAGGATTTTATAAGATTTAAATTAAGTGAGCCGGGTAATCTTAAAATTAAAACTAAATACAGTATAGAATTTAAAGTTCCCAATAAAACTAAATTTTTATACAGTAATCCCTCGCCTAATTATATAGAAATAATCAATAAATTTGATATCCCCATTATGAAGTGGGAAATACATTCTAATCTTAGATATGGGGATACAGTAACACTACAACAAAATTAAAATTATGGAATTTACAATTGAAGAGTTCAAATCTTTTGAACTAAGTCCTGGAGCTTATATGTTATTATATGCTCTTGTACATAATGATACAGAATTAATGAATAAAATTGTATTTATTAGCTGGGATAAGAAAGAATTACAAGATAAGGGATTTATTAAACTTGCTGAAGATGAAGAAATAATACCAAGGCAAAAGTTAATAGATTTACAAAATAAACTTAATCCTGAACCTCAATTTATACAATTTTGGGATAAATATCATGAAGTAACAGGATTGAAGAAAAGTGATAAGGATGCTGCTGAGAAGTATTGGAAAAAACTAACTAAGAAAGAAAAAGTATTAGCTATTGATAATATTGAAGCTTATTATGATAGTTTACCTATATATGCTCATGGTAAACCTGTTAAGAAAGCAAGAACTTATCTTGGAGATAAGAATTTTAATGACGAGTTTAGTTATAAAGAAGAAAAAAGTAGTATAAATAAGATGATATGAAAACAAGTGAATTATTAGAAAAATTATTACATTCGTTAGATATGAATAATTTAGATACGGGATTATGTCTTCTAGCTTATTTTGAATTAAACATTTACGATTATGAAAGAGTAATTAAATACTTTAGAAGAAATAAACCTTTAACTTGGAGAACTATTTTTCGTAAACTTGAATATGCTTATTGGTGGGAAGAAGGTAAGGTTGAACCAAGAAAGAAATGGTTAAAGAAACATATTAAGAAACTTAAAGCTAAGGGATTGTGAGCGAGAGGTTAGAACGTTATAAAAAGGCTAAACAAGATAGATTAGATGGTAAGTTTAATGGTGCTCCTTTATATCATTCTTTTCCAAGACTGGGAGAAGTAGTACCAGCTATTCCAAGAGGTATGCAGCTAATGTTATTAGCTGGCAATGGTGTGGGTAAAAGTCAAGGTGTTATAGGATTATTTGTAATATCTGTTTATAGACTTATTAAAAAATACAATTATAAAGCTAAATTGTATATATTTTTATTAGAAGACCCCGCAACTTTATTTGAGGATAGATTATTTTGTGCAGTAATGTATCTAAAGTATAAAATAGTTATTGATCCTCTTCAATTAAATTCAGTTAAAAAGAACTTAGTTGATGATACTACAGAAGCTAAATTTGAAGAAGTGGATAAAACTGTAGAAGATATACTAAGTCATTGTATTATAGAGGAAAATATATCAAATCCAACAGGAATTTATAAATATTTAAGAACCATATCTGGTAAAGAAGGTAAGCATTATACTAAAAAAAGTATGTTTAAATACACAAAATTGGATGGTTCTGAATATGAAGAAGAGAAGATAATATACGATAGATATGAACCAGATGACCCAGAATTACACAATATTGTAATTGTAGATAACTTAAACAATCTTGCATCAGAATATGATGATAAACAAAAGAAAGAATTAGATACAAAAGGATGTATTAGCAAATGGACAAAAGATTATTCACGTAAGAATGTATGTAAACATTGGGGATATTCAGTAATTAATGTTATGCAAACTGACTTGGCTACTGATAGAAAACAATTAGATTTTAAAGGTAATGTGATGATTGATAAAGTAGAACCTAATCTTGCAAGTTTAGGAGAGGACAAAACTGCATCAAGAGCGCATCATTTAATATTAGCATTATTTTCTCCAGATAGGTTTGGAATAGATAACTATGAAGGTTATGATATTACTAAATTAGGAGATAAATTTAGGTCACTAATAGTACTAAAGTCTAATTTTGGGTCTTCTAATGTAAAATTACCTTTATACTTTAATGGTTCATGCTCTTATTTTGAGGAATTACCAAAAGTTAAAGATATAAACTACTCTAAATACACTTAATTTTGTCTAAAATTTCTGAAGTGAAACATTCAGTACTTCCACAAAAAGAAATTTTAGGTTCATAAATGTATAACTTAAATAATTTGTGTAACTCTTTTTCTTTATTATAAACAAAATCTGGAGAACCTTTAATTTCTCTGACTATTTCATAAGAATAAGGCATTTTTATAATATCACTAAATCTTTTATGTGTAGATTTAGTAGTTATACCTATTTTAATGAAATTTTCAGAAGAACTAAAACATCTAATAATATATAAAGTAGGTATAATATTTTTTGAATTACAAAATTCTATAAATTGAGTTTTAGAATATCCTATTTTGTTGCATTTAGAACATCCGTGTCCAGCTAAATGATGAGAAGGTTTTTGTTCAAAATCTCCATGAATAGGGCAAGTTATTACTAATTTTGTATTATTATTTACATAAATAGTATTAGTATATGTATATTTATTTGAATGTATTCTTTTAGAATCTTTTATAAAAATATCTGTATTAATGAATCTACGTTTGCTACATTCTGGACATTGACTACCAGATAAATGAGAAAAAGGAGCTTGAGTAAATATACCATGTTTCTTACAAATTATTTTAATTTTATTAAGAGCTGTTGTATAGTTTACACTACTATAATCGTATTTTAAACCGTGTACTGCAATAGCTTTTTCTATAAATTCTTCTGTAGTAAGCTTTTTCATACTACAAAGATAACAAAAATTTATGAAAAATACAAATTATTTAAACAAAAACAGTAACTTACTATGAAGAGTTACCTAAAGCAAGTGAGATAAGATATGAATTATATAAATAAACAAATATGAACAAACAATTTTATGAAGAACTATTAGCTAAATTTCAAAAAGCTAATAAACAAAGAAAATTATATTTAGCTAATAAAGCTGGATATGATAATATTGCTGATTATAAGAAAGCATTAGATGCGTCTATAAAAGGATATAGTGAAGTAACAACAGTAACAAAACCTGTAATACACAATGTACATATTTTAGATACATCTGGTAGTATGTCTGGTGATAAAATACGTAATGCTGTTAATGGAATTAATGCAGAATTAGAAGAGTTAAAAAAAGATACTGAAGTTACCTATAAACAAACTATTGTAACTTTTAATTCCCTAATTCATGTAAAACATTTTAATGAGCCAATACATAATGTACCAAAAATAAATGTTGCTTCAAGTGGTATGACTGCTTTATATCAGGCAATTGGTGAAACTATCGTGAATATATTACATGAAAGTACTGGAGAAAAAGTCTTAATTAAGATTTTTACAGATGGAGAAGAAAATAGTAGTAGAGGTAAATTCAGAAATGCTTATGAAGTATCTAAAATAATAAAAAAAGCTGAAGCTAATAATTGTACAGTTACTTTTGTTGGTACAGCAGCAGACGTAAAGAATATTATTAAACAACTATCTATTGATTATACTAACACATTAATACATGATAATACAGGAAAAGGTGTTGAGGAAGCTTTTACCAGGTCAATAAGTGCAACTAAAACATATAGCAAAAAAGTATTAGCTGGTGAAGATGTATTAACAGGATTTTATAAAACAACAGAAACATTATAATAAAATGGCAAAATTTAATGAATTAAAAGCAGGAGATATATTGGGGGAATCTCAATATTATACAGTAGAAAAAATAGCAGGTGAGAGAGTTCAATTAAAAACTCCAACTGGTTCTGTAGTAGTAGATAAAGGATATGTGGAAACATATTTAGATTCTGCTAATCAATTTACAAGTGAATCTGATGCAACTAAAACACAATTAGCAGATATTTTTATTAACAATCCTAGGATTGTTATGACTGTAGCTTTCTTTAAACAAGATAAAGTTAAAACAATTAAAGCTTATAAAGAAGAGGTTCAAAAGCAAGCTGAACAAGTTCAAAAAGACTTTATGGCTAAAGGCATCAGCGCAGTTGTTGAAGCATTATCCAATCCAGTATCTAAAGTAATTCCAGGTGAATTAAGAGTTATGCGTGGCAGACATTATGGTGAAATTGATGATTTAGGTAGGATATCGTTTACAGATATGGAAGTAATTGATGGAACTCCATTAAGAGCAGTTGACCCACGTACAATTCAATATATTATCGTTAATAATATTAAATATTCTTTGAAGTAATGGCAATAGAAAGAGATTATTATAAAGTACTTTTAGTTAGTCAATCAGGTAAGGGTAAAACTTACAGTTTTAGAAATATGAATCCTGATACAACAGGATTTGTTAATGTTGAGAATCAACCTTTACCTTTTAAAAATAAATTTAAGTATCATAGTAGACCTGCAACAGTAGCCGCTACTAAAGAGGCTTTAAAACAATATGCTGCTAATCCTGAAGTTACATGTATTGTATTAGATAGTTTAAGTTCTTACTTAGATTTATTATTAAGTGAGTCAAGAGCTACTAAAAGAGGATTTGATGTATGGAATGTTTATAATGAAGAAGTTGGTAAATTATTTAATTTCATCAAATCTATAAAGAAGGAAGTATTTATTACAGCACATTACGAATGGATACAAGATGAAGGTGGTGCTAAAGAAAGAAGGATTAAAACTAAAGGCAAAGAATGGGAAGGTTGGATTGAAAAAGAATTTGTAATGGTATTGTATGCTGATAAACAGATTGACCCCAATACGAAAAAAGTGGAAGCATGGTTTGATTTAACTTTAGATAATTCAAGTGCTAAATGTCCACCT